CACGACGGCGCAGTGCCACCAGGCTGGTTTCCACCACTGCCACCACCTGCAACGACCAAATAATCAACGTTGGGCGTTGGGTTTCCGCGTGATCGTCCAGCGTCAAAAATTCCTAAAATTGGCATTATGCAATGTCTCCAATGACGTACCAAGTATCCGTTGCAACCTTAATTGCAGTAAGTGCAGCGTATTGGTTGCGGCATTTTGGCTGTGCTGCTGTTGCAGCATTTGATAAAACCGTGGTCGTGCCTGGTGTTGCAGCCGCGACTGTTACCTGACCCGCACCGATTTGGATCAAGTTAATTTGCGTGCCAACAGCAAACGCCGCTGTTGCATTTGTTGGAATCGAATACGTTTGTGCTGAAGCATTTGAAGCAGTAACCAGTTTGCCGTTATCGGCTAAAACAAATGTGTAAGTCGTTCCAGTTTGTGCGTTCAGTGCAAGATTGATTACTGGTGCGGTTAAAGTCTTATTTGTCAATGTCTGCGCTGTCGTTAGATCAGCGGTAACTGCTGTGTCGATTGAAACGGTAACTGTTCCTGAAGTGCCACCACCTGAAAGACCAGTCCCAGCGGTTACGCCTTCAATGTCGCCTGTCGTTCCTGTTGCCCATGTTGGAACGCCACCAGCGACCGTCAAAACCTGACCAGTCGTTCCAATTGGCAAACGTGTGTTTGTGTTTGCAGTTGCCGACGAATAAGCAAGATCGCCCAACGTTGTGCCTGGTTGCAATGCTTTCAGTCGTGTGTCAACGCCCTGCAATGCGACGTCAAAATCGGCTGGCAGGTCAGTGACCAAATCAGTCGAAGTTGGAAGCACAAACGAATAGTTGGTCGTCGGGTTTGCCATTTGTTTTTCTCCTTTTCTACGCCACTATTGTGGCAGATTCCCATGTCAATGTCGGCGACACGGTGTTCCATTTTTCAGTAATTGGCACGTCATTCCAACGCATTGCCTGCAAGGAATAGGCAAGCGGTGAAAGTAACAAGGTCACTGAAAGTTGATTGTATGAGGCTTGAAACGACCAGCCTTCGACAAAACCCTGAAACGTACCTGACGCCATGTTCAGCGGCAGATTGTTCAATGCGATTGCCTCGCCCATGAAAATGCCGATCAGTTTGTCGCGGTCGCCATTGTCCAATTCTGGGTTTGTCAGGTCGAACGTGATTTCGCTAAAAATTGGTTGTGGTTGTGCGCGAAGTGATAAATAAAACGCCGCTTGTGCGTTTGCGTCATTTGCGTCATGCAAGGTCGTTGAAATTATTTGGGCAAGGTTGCCATAAATTGAAATTGACGCGGGATCGCTGTCTGACACGCTGTTGTTGCTGTTGGTGCCGTAGTTAATTGTTATGGCGTTGCGTACGTCTCCCACGCGGGTTTCTATGCGTAACCCAGCGGCACGGGCTTGGTTAGCGTCAAGGTCAACGTAACCATTTGCTGAAAGGTAAGTCGTGCGGTGTGTGCTGTCTGCATACCCTATGCGACCTTGTGCGTCCTCGTAAATGTATCCCAGCCCCGACGTCGCCAAACCTGAAACTAACGAATAAACGTCTATTGGGTCATGTCCTTGTGAGGCCAGGTCATAATTGCCAGGACGGTCAATTTCACCAAGCCCATTGTTTTCGGCGTTTGCCCACGTAATTGTCGGATCATAAGTTGCCCAAGTCAAACCCCCTGCAACCTGTTGCCACTGATTGTATAAAACCTGACTTAAAACCTCAAAAATCTGATCGCCGTCAAAATCGCGGGCAAGGTTTTGCGTCCGAATAACTTTTGGCAAACGTGCCAACGCGCCAAGTGCGATAATTGAATAGGTTTGCGTCAGCATTGTTGAACCTACGTCACGCACTTCCAGCCCAATGTCCACAACGTTACCGCCAAAAATCGGCACAAAAGTGTTTGAAGTGTTTTTGATTGAAACACTTATTGTTGAATTTATGTCAACGGGGATTGCGGTTTGATTTACGTCCAGCAGTTGAAGGTTGACGTATCCTGCCTGCGCTTGTTCATAAATGTTTGTTCGACCGCTTTGAATTGAAAGATTTGCTAAAACTGCGCTGGTGTATTCAACGCCGTCTATTTCAACCTTCCAGACGGGATTCCATTGCGTCATGCTGTGACCAAGTTACCCGCGCCACCTGTACCGCGATAATAGGAATTGTTTAACGTGTCCACGATTGTGCGCGCTGTGCCTTCCTTGTCTATCGCACCATTCACGGTCAAGTTGATCGTTGTGCCTGCTGAAGTCATGCCGCCGCGATCACCACCTGACGCCGCCAAGATTCCTGCAAGGCTTGTTGTGCTAACACCTGAAACGCCTGAAGCACCCAAACCAGTGATCGCCGCCTGCGCCGTTACTGCTGCCTTGCTTGCAGTTGTAACGCCTTTACTACTGCCACCGCTTGTACCGCCTGCAAACGTGCTGGTTGTGATCTTGTTACCCGCACCGCCTCCACCTGTGCCTGCTGTTTCGCCGCCTGTTGTGAAACTGCCGCCACCTGGCATTGTGCCGCTAAACCCTGAAGCACCTGGTGTTACCACTGACGTGTCACCAATTTTTGGAATAAACGCAATGTCGGCACCTGGCTTGACTAGGTTGATTCCGCGAATGATTAGGTTAATTCCTTCAATGTACATGTTCAACAATGGTTTGATCGCTGACATTACTTTCGCAATGATGTTGATCGCAATGCTTGCAATTTGTCCAGCATTTTGAAATGCCGCACCAATTACTTTTCCAAGTATCGGGGCAACAAACGCAATGACTTCATAAAACGATTGGAATTCATCTTTGTTGTTTTTGATTGCAGTTTTGACATTATCAAATACACTTTTGAGACCTGTAAAAATTGGCTGAACGGTGTTTTTGACTACGTTGCCCACTTCACTGATTGTTTTGCCAAACCCGTCCGTGCCAGTCAAACTGAACGCGCTGGTGAATGCAGTGATTGCTGGCAATGCGTTTTGATTTATGAATTGCAAAAATTTGTCAAGGATTGGCAGCAGTGCTGTGCCTAGGGTTTCCTTTGCTTCGTCAAATGCAATTTGCACACGTGCAATTTTTCCTGCGTATGTTTCAGCATTTGCCGCGGCTGCACCACCAAACAATTCTGAAAGTTTTGTTTGCACCTGATCGAACGACATTGTTTTCAATTCGGCTGCTGATAATCCAACGCCCAGTTTGCCCAATGCTGTGGTGTTTCCGTCATAAGCCTTTGCAAGGCTGTTTGCAACGGCTTCGACTGGCTTTCCTGTTGCAGCGGCGACGTCAAGCGCGGTTGCCAATAATTCTTGTGCTTTTGAAGTGTCGCCTGTTGATCTAACCAAACGCGCTAGGGCTGGGCGAAGTTGATCGTCTGCCACACCCGTCGCCAATGACATTTGAAGGATTGACGCCTCAGTCGCCTTGATCTGTGCGTCTGTTGCACCCGTGGCATTTTCCAACGCCAACGCCAATTGTGTCTGTGCTTTTTCGTCCTCAATGGCAGCCTTTACTGCGTCAATACCGATTGCAATTGCGGCAGCCCCAGCAGCAGCGGCAGCAGCGGCGAAGGCTTTGCCGATTGCTAAACCAGCCTTGCCAACCTTGTCGCCAAATGAATCAACGTCACCACTAGCGGTTTTCAGCGATTTGTTTAAACCGTCAACGTCGCCCAGGATCGAAAGTTTAAGGGTACGACTGCCCGCCATTATGTGTACTTCCTAACTATCGTGGAAAATGCTTCCTCCCACTTTTTCACGATTTCAGGCTGCGCGCTGCGAAGTGTTGGATAGATAAACCAACCACGTGAACCGCGACCTTCACGACCTGACCACACTGGGAATTGCTTAAAACGGTTTGAACCGAATTCATAACCTTGCCAAACCTGTTGCGTTGTACCTCCGCCACTTAATTTTTGACGCGCAAAACCGTAAGAAATCTCGCCAATTTTTGACGATTTACTTACTGTCGCACCGTCAGCAATTATTTTTGACGCACGGTTATTTCTTTGCCCAGCAGTTGACGATACTTTTTGTTTGACAAATTCTGCCAATTCGCTGGTGACTTCTTTTGCCTGCTTTGTTGCTTCCTCGTCCATTGCTTTAAATGACTTAAGGATCGCGCGTAATTCAGCCTTGTCGTAACTGATTGCTTCAGTTGCCATTTGCGCGCCTTTCCAAAATTTCGATAACGGTCAGAATGTCCTCAGCAGAATCAAATTCGTTTGGAGATAGCCCCGTTGCCAAGGCTATCTCCCAAACAATTCGACTTAGGCTTCCGACTGGGTAACTTTTGGGTTTGCTTCACCGACTATCACCTCGGAGATTGTCTCCGTCCATGCTTCGATCGGCTTGACTGGTTTCCCAGCGGCTTCCCGCTTCATGGCGTGATAGGCAAGAAACACCAAATCGGAAATTCCGATTTTTTCCTGCGCCTGTGAAATTGTGTGACCCGAATGTTTTTCCCATTTCACCCATTCAGGCGGTGCTGCCGTGTAGGTAATCTGGTCGCCATTGTTGTATTCAATTGTTATTGGTAACTTCATTTTGTCTCCCGATTGTTATTTCTTAACTGAATGTCTCGGTTGGTGTTCCAACCACCACAAATGATAGGTCAACGGTCTGTGCGTCTGGTGCTGCCCCGCCGACTGACGGGAACACTGGCATTACGTTAAACGCAAAAACTGCACCAGTTGCGGCAGTCAATGAAACCGCCAATGTTGTGTTTGGTGCTGTTTCGCATGCTGCCCATAGTGCTTCGCATAGTGATCCAGTTGCGCCCCAGTCTGCAAGCATTGAAACGTCAAAAGTCCACTGGTCGTCAATGTGCTTGTAAGCCTTGCCGTCAAGTGTTTGGTAAGTCTCAACGGTTGGTGAATTTGCTAGCGTCGCACTGGTCGCCTGTGCGTCGTAATTTACGGTTGCAATGGTCACGACTAGATCGCGACCCGTTATGATTGTCGTTGGCATTTTGTCCCCTAGGTAGTTTGTGTGTAGTAAGTCGAAACGTTTATGTCGGCAACCAGCATTGGACTTTGACCTACTTCCAACACCGTTGGCTTTTCAATAACGCCCACGACGTATCCCGCGGGCATTGCCGCGAGAATTCCGATTATCAGTTTTTCCAGATTGTCCAGTGACGCCGCGTTGCTGTTTGACGCAACGATTGCACTGATTGCAAAATTAAGTTTGACCTGTGTTTTTGCCTTGCCAATTAGCACTACTTCCATGTAGGGCGAATCGGGCACGATCACAATTGCAGGCGGTATTGGTGATTCAGGAACGCTTGAATAGCACGTGGCAGATAACGCGCTAAACGCATTGGCTAATGCTGCACGTGTTTCGGCGATTGAATTGGCTGGCACTATTGCACAACCGTTTCAACGTCTAAAAATGGTTGTAACAAGGTAGACACGCGATTCGTTAAACTGCGCCCCATACGATAGGGGGTCGAAACGAAGTCGATTCCTTGAATTTCGCCGCCTGCTGCGACGCGTGACTGAAATACTTCAACGCTGACTGCAAGGACTGCTGACTCAATTGGTGCGCTAGTTGCGTATAAATCCGCGGCTGAATAGCCTTGAAGTGTTGCCGTACCCATTGGAATCATCTCGCGCAATGTGACATTTGATGAAGTCAATGCAACGGTAAATGAATACAGTGTCGCGCTGACGACTGTGAATGTTGCGCTAAACGGTGCTGGCAAACCTGTCACGATTACAGTTTGACCTGCAACAAAATGATGATCCCGCTGCGTGTAGAAATACGCGACGTTTGATTCTAATTTGTAAGACTGAATTGCTGAAGTGTTTGCAACCAGCATGGGCAAAATGACCGCCTCGCTGGTGTTGATTATTTCGTCCAGGTAACTGTCACTGTATAAGGAAACGGACACGCCAAGCACCGTACGCAATTGGCTTGCTGTGACAATGGCTGGCATGTCCGTTCCTTTCGATCTGCTGCGGCGAGATCGGGAGAACCCGCCGCATGATTAAGTGTGGCTATTACGCCTTGTTATTCTTGAACGCACCCGCGGCGATCTTTGTTGCGACTGCACCAAATGAATAAACGCCCACGGTGATTGAACCGTCAGCAGTTGATTCAGCGCGTAATTGGTATGAAGTTCCCTCGTACCATGTGTATGCGTCAGGGTTGACAACTAGCAATGTGCCGTCTCCGTCGCCGCCGTTTGTTGGGTCTACGTATAGGTTTAAGCCCGCTACGTTTCCAGTCAGACTGGTTGGCACTGCAACACCTGGCTGGTTGCTTGGTTGTGAAACTGCCGAATAAATTGGGCGACCTGCGTCGTTCAATGTCATCAAATTTGACCATTGACCAGTTGAAGCGATCAAGTTGCGCGCAAATGGATTTGCAAGCCCAGCAGTTGCGCCATAAACGCTTGCTGCACCGCGACCGATAATTCCAAGCAATTCAGTGGCCGTTGGGTATGTTGCCACTGTTGTTGCGTCAAGTGACGCGTTTGAAATTAAAATGCCATTGACGTATGAATTTTGCGCCTTTGCCATTGCTGCAACCATGTTGCGAAGTAGTTCGTCGTAGAACAGGGGTGACGTGCGTGTAAGTAATTCCACGCTAAATTTCTGCTGACCCGCGAACTTTTTGACGTCCACTGATAAGAACGCGCTGTTTTGATCTGTGTCTGAAAACGCTGCGTCCTCAGCAGTTACCGCAACGGTTGGCGCAACGGTGATCTTTGGAATTTCAAACGTCATTCCCGCGTCAGGCAGTGCACCGCGACTGATCGCGTCAATGCTTGGACGGATTGTTGTAGATAGCCCGTTGATAACTTCAGTTAACTGACGTGTTGGAACAAGCCCAGCATTGTCAGTTGTGTTGTCTGCTGCTAATACGTATTGGCGCGCTGATTCGTCGCCTGTTGCAGCAAGCACCTTATTTTCTAGGTACTTTGCGGCAGTAATTTCAATGCGTGGTGTGGCTTTCCAGCCGCCCACCTTGTTTGATGTTGCTGTTACTGACTGTGCGGCTTCGACCGTTTCGACGGCTTCCGCTGGTGTAACGGTGTGTTCCACTTCGTCGTCCTTTTCTGTTGGTGTTGCTTCAGGTTCGATTGTCGAATCTGAAATCTGTTCGTCCTCAGTTGCCGCGACTGATTCAACGCGGGCTGATCTAATTGCGGGTTCGCTTGTCAATGCAACGGCCGTCAATTCACCTGCAAGAATTCTAACTGTGCCGTCCTTCAATGTTTCGTATTCGTCAAATGAAACTTCGACGCTAAAACCGTCGCGCAAACCTTCCATGGCTTCAACCAGTGCGTCATTTCCCGCAGTTGTCTCAGCGATTTTGAAAGTCGCGTCAATTCCTGAATTGTCAGCGGAAATTGCAGTGTCTAAAGTTTTTCCAATTCTGCGGGTACGATCATGTTCAAGGTTCAGCAAAACGGCAGTCGGTTCAATTGAACCAGCAGCAAATTGCACCTTGCCAATTGACGCGTTTCCTGTTTCCTCAAATGTCACAATGCGACCCGAAATTGTTCGACTGTTTGAATCAGCAGCCGTGATTTTCATTGGTGTGATGACTTTTTTCATAGCAGCATGTCTTCTTCCTCGCGTATTTCTTCGATCGACATTGCGCCGATTCGATTTAAGATTTCATAAACCTGCGCGCGTTCGTACGGGTTGCCGCGTAGGAAATCGTCAAGATCAAACAACACCCGATTACCTGCGGGCGTAAAATCTGGGAAAGATAAACGTTGTTCAATAATTGACATGTAATTCCTAAACGCGAAGTCCACAAGGTCGCGACGTTTATCCAATGCGTTTGAATACGTGAAACTGCTTTGTTGTGAATCGGTGAAGTATGCAGGCAAACCGCAAGCACGTGATAATTCTAGCGAAACGTAATTGCGCGCTTCATTCAGTTGCAAATTGCGTGGATCGTAACCAATTGTTTCCAGTGTTACGTCAGCGTTCAAAAATGCTGTGCTGCGTGAAGCACGTGCGGTTTTCCACGCAGTCAGCAATTTTGAAACGCGATCTGCTGGCAATGATGTGCCGTTTGATTTCAAAACCATTTGTGGAATTGGTTCATTTGCAAAATTCATTGCAGCACGTTCCAATGCTGCTGCTGCTTTAATTGTGCGGCCTGCGCGCGATAGCAAACCTTCTTGCGTGTTATTAAATACCACCAAATTTGAAGGGTCAACGTAAGCACCGTCTATTTGATAAGACTGAATTTCGTAACCCATGCCAGTGGTTTGAATTGTTACCCGTTCAGGGGCAATGCGTTCCATTGCGCGAATCTTGCCTGTGTCTGCATAACGTTCCATAACGTAGGCATAAGCAGCAGGGTGAAAAAATAAATCTGAAATGATCCAGCCCCAGAATGTTGCACCTGGGATACGTGGATCAGGTTGGTTAATAACGCGAGGCTGTGTGACCTTTTCGCCTGTTGCCTCATTGCGTGTGTGCATTGGTAGTGATCCAATTGTTTGAATGATTCCTAATGCACGCGCGCAGGTTGGCACTGACATTGCTTCAGCACGCGAGGCTGTAACAATGCCGCCAAATAGAAATAAATTTCCTACTTCGCTGTAATACGGCGCAATTGCAGCAGCGTCAA